CAAATGCAGATGGCTGGGGCATGGCTCTCTCAGCCGATAATACGAACAACGCATTGGCTATCACCTGTACTGGTGAAGCGAGCCATAACATACGCTGGGTGGCTAATATTAGAACCACTGAAGTAACATACGCCTAAAGGAGAAACCAATGGCTATTCAAAATAATATTGCAGAAGGTGCCTCTCAGTACGGCATAGCCTTCAACAACGCTTACTATCGCATCGTCACAGCGGCTGTGTCACGGCAACGTGGAACTGATCCTAAGTTTTCCGTGATGATTGACTTGTCAGCGTATGCAACAAGCTCGCCCACCGATGACACTCGTGAGGTAGACTTCAAACGCTACAATGCAAACCTGACTGACATTGAGGCAGCATCAGGCGATAGCTTCCTAGACAAGTGCTATAACTGGGTGATGGCTCAGGACGATATGACTGGCTCAACAGCCGCATAAGGATAAGTAATGAGCCTTGTAATTGACTACACATCTGGGTTCTTTGAGGCCGCACCTACGGGTGAGGGTGTTGGCACTGATCCAGCTACCATAGGTGATGCTAACTTTAGTGATGTGGAGCTATTGCTTCACGGCGCTGGCACAAGCGGTAGTACGACATTTACAGATAGTAGCAATAGTTCAAGAACAATTACTGCAAGTGGTAATGCACAGATAGACACAGCTATTAAAAAGTTTGGTTCTGGGTCTGCTGAGTTTGATGGAACAAATAGCAAATTAACTATTTCTGGTAATCCTTTAGGAAGTGGTGATTTTACTATAGAGTTTTGGGTTTACGGTGAAAGCATTACTGGAAACCATTATTTTATGGATGTTTTGGGAACAAATCCAATTCAGATTGTTAGGGGTGATGGAAGTACAAGCGCACCTCATGAGGGATTAGCCATTGCTGATACACAATGGCGTGGTTCAGCAAACACGTTACCTGATTCAACATATCAAAATAACTGGAACTATATAGCAGTATCAAGAAGCTCTGGCACTATGAAATCTTTTGTTAATGGCACACAAGTAGCTTCTTGGTCAAACTCTTTGGATTATTCAGATGCAACTATAGAGGTTGGCTCTGCTCATAGTAGTCGTTCTTTTACCAACTTTAACTTTGATGGTTACATTGATGATATTCGTATTACCAACGGGGTGGGACGTTACACCTCCAATTTCACACCACCTACAGCCGCATTCAGCAACACTGGCCCAACGCTAGACTTATCATCAGGTAACGTCTTCAGCCACGCCCCGTCTTCTAACGTAGCTTACGCCTTTACCAACCCGCCAACCTCTGGCACTTCATATGACTTCACACTTAAAGTCACGCCATCTGCCACGGTGACAATCGCTTGGCCAGCTTCAGTAGAATGGCCCTCTGGCACAGCACCCGCAGCCCCTGCCTCTGGAGAGACTGACGTATATACGTTCTTCACGACTGATGGTGGGACTACCTATTACGGTAATCAAGTGGGGGATGCTGTGTCATGAGCGTAGTTTTAGATTATACCGGCGGCGTATTTGCTGCAAAGCCAACGGGTGGTAGCGTAGGTACTGACCCAGCGGGTGATCCCAATTTTGCCGACGTGTCTTTACTTTTGCATATGGATGGCACTAATGGCAGTACTACGTTTACTGATAGTTCAAGCAGCAACGTTACTGTAACGCCATATGGCACTGCACAAATAACTACAGCCGATAGTAAGTTTGGTGGCGCTAGTGTTTTTTTTGATAACGGCACTTCAAACCCTGAACTTGCTGTGTCGGGTTATCCCATTACTAATAGTGACTTTACGATAGAACTTTGGACTAAAGGTAACTTAACTACTGGGGGACATTTGTTTGATTTGCAGGGAACAAACAGGCTTACACTTTTTTATGAACACTCTGGGAGTAATGCGCCTGATAACTCTTTTGGTGTTTTTGACACCAATTATAGAGGAAACGCAAATTCTACTTCAGCGCAAGATTTAGCTAATAATTGGAATCACGTTGCTGTCGTAAGAAACTCAGGTACAATTAAAATTTATGTTAATGGAACTTCCATAACATCGTGGTCAAACAATTCCAGCTACACTGACGCCACTTTAAATATTGGCAATACACACCCAAGTCGTTCTTTTGATGCAACATACGCAGGTTATATAGACGAGTTTCGGGTTTCTAACATTGCCCGTTACACATCTAACTTCACACCATCCACCGCTGCATTCAGTAACACCGGCCCCACATTAGACCTATCGACTGGCAACACGTTTGTTCACGCACCGTCTGCTAATGTGGCTTACGCATTCAGCAACCCACCAGCCAGTGGAACAGCTATTGATTTCACGCTGAAGGTTACAGGTGCAGGTGCTTATGACTTAGCTAATTCTTCTTATGATAGTGTTAGCTTTAGTGTTGCCTCTCAAGATGGAGCACCTCAAGACCTTACGTTTAAGAGCGACGGTACAAAAATGTACATTTCTGGCAACACAAATAATAGTGTTTTCCAATATTCACTTTCAACAGCATGGGATATTTCTACCGCATCGTATGAAAGTAAAAGTTTTAGTGTTGCCTCGCAAGAAGGTAGTATAAGTGATACTTTCTTTAAACCTGACGGGTCAAAGTTTTATATCTGTGGTTTTTCTACTGATACAGTGTACCAATACAGCATGAGTACATATTGGGATATTTCCACCGCATCGTATGATAGTGTTAGTTTTAGTGTCGCCTCGCAAGAGGCTAATCCAAGAGGTTTAGTTTTTAAATCTGATGGAAGTAAAATGTTTATTATTGGTAATGGTAGTGATGCAATTAGTGAATACGCACTAAGCACGGCATGGGACGTATCAACATCATCTTATACTACTAACTTTAGTGTTTCATCTCAAGAAGCCAGCCCACAAGGTTTGTTTTTTGCGCCAGATGGCTACAAAGTTTGGATTATTGGTGGTGGCAACACTGTTTATCAGTACAGCCTTACAACAGCATGGGATATTTCTACTACGTCTTATGATAATGTAAGTTTTTCAGCCTCTTCACAATCAAGTACTTCTATAGGCGTTGAGTTTAAGTCAAACGGTTCTAAAATGTATATCCTTGATAACGCTGGAAATAATGTCTACCAATACTCCACAGTCGCAGCCACTCCGTCCACAATCACTTGGCCTTCGTCTGTAAAATGGGCTGGCGGTACAGCACCTACAGCACCTGCGTCTGGCGAGACTGATGCGTTTACTTTTTATAGCACCGATGGCGGCACTAGTTACTACGGCTTTCACGCAGGAGATGCATATTCATGAGCGTTTTAATAGATTATAGCTCAGGTGCGTTTGCAGCTAACAAGGCGGAGGGTGTTGGTACAGTTACGGCTAGTGCTGGAGATGCTGACTTTTCAAAAGTCACACTTCTGATGCACCTTGATGGAGCTAATGGAAGTACAACTTTTCCAGATGCAACTGATAACAACCACTCAAGTACAGCGGCTGGAAATGCCCAACTTTCTACTACAGCAAGTAAGTTTGGAGGGGCTAGTGCCTACTTTGATGGCGTTGGAGATTACATAACTGTAAACAGTGGCAGTGTTGGTAATTTTTTTACCCAAGATTTTACCGTAGAGTGCTGGATAAATTACACCTTCTCAGGTTCATCCGAAACAAGCATGGTAGTTATTGGTGGATGCCAACAAACAAGTACCAGTTTTAGTTACTTTCATATTGCTGTAAAAAATAATAATAGCTTACATGCTGAATATAGGGAGTATAGAGGTGTATTTAGTACACCAGCAAATAGTCTTACTCCAAATACATGGCATCACATTGCACTTGTAAGAGACTCAACCAGCACCCGTTTTTATATTGATGGGGTTGAAGAGGGGTCTAGTACAGGATGGGCAAGTCAGATATTACGAACTCAAACCCCAGCTACAATAACTATAGGTCATCAAAACGCAGAGACAGGCTTTGACGGTGCTTATCCGGGGGAGTATTTCAAAGGATACATAGATGAGGTTCGTGTAACAAAAGGTCTTGCCAGATACACCTCTACCTTTACACCGCCTACTGCGGCTTTTCTAGGTGCTTCTGGGCCTATAGAACTAGACCTTTCTAGCGGCAACTACTTTGACTACACCCCAACAGCCAACACCACGTTTGCCTTTGGTAATGCACCAGCATCTGGCACGGCGGCTGGCTTTGCTTTGGCGGTCACTGGTGGTAATGCGGCTGAGGCTTATGACATTGCTAATGCAAGTTATGCGAGCAAAAGTTTTAGCATAGCAAGTCAAGAGACTGATCCTACGGCTGTATTTTTTAAACCTGATGGAACTAAAATGTATGTGACAGGCACAGCGGCTGACAGTGTATTTGAATACGACTTGTCCACTGCCTTTGACGTAAGCACCGCTGCATATAACAGTGCTTCATACACTTATGGTTCGCCTCCGGGCCTTGTTGAAGGGCTTTTCTTTAGAGCCGATGGGCTAAAGTGGTATATCGCAGATCGTGGTTCAGATGATGTGTGGGAGTACGATATGTCTACCGCTTGGGACATTACGACTTCATCGTTTTCTGGAAATCAATTTGATGTAAATACTCAAGATGGTCAATCGCAAGGGTTGTTTTTCAAGCCTGATGGCACTAAATTTTATGTACTTGGTCAGCTAACAGATTCTATTTACCAATACTCAATGTCAACCGCTTGGGATGTAAGCAGTGCATCTTATGATAGCGTTAGCTTTAGTGTGTCTTCGCAAGCACCTACCCCAAAAGACCTTGCGTTTAACAACGATGGTACTAAATTTTATGTGCTTAATAACAATAGCGATGCGGTGTATCAGTACAGTCTAAGCACTGCTTGGGATCTTTCAACCGCAAGTTATGATAGTATTAGTTTTAACGTAAATGCTCAAGAAGGCGTTCCAACAGGTTTGACTTTTTCAGACTACGGAGCAAAAATGTATGTCGTTGGAAGTAACAACGATACCGTCTACCAATACACCACAGGTTCCACAGCAACAGCCACCTTCAGCTACCCAGCATCAGTAGAGTGGCCTAGCGGCACAGCCCCAGACGGCCCAGCTATCGGTGAAACAGATGTGCTTGTATTCTACACGGACGATGGTGGAACTATTTATCAGGGGTTTCAGGCAGGGGATGCAATGTCAGTGCCTTCAGCGGGGTCTTCTTCTGCGGGGTCTTCTTCTCCCGCATTTAACGAGGCCAACGAATTAGGAACTGCTACTCAGACTATAACGTCTTTCCCCCAAACAAACATCTCCACAACTAACAGTGGTCTGCAAGATTATACTTACGCAACAGATTTCTCAACTTCTTCAGGAGATACTGGAACAATCTTTGAGCTTGGTGGCTCTTCACTTGGGTTGAATATCTCTTTGTATAACAATCTTATTGAAGTTCAAGGATCTAATACAACCAACGCCACTGGAGACTTTTCTTCTCACATTGGTGAAACAGGAACGCTATATGTTTCTGCCGATTACCAGAACAAGATTGACGTATATTGGTATAGCTCAAACACAATGACATTGATTGTGTCTACGCCAACTTCTGGCGATTACGCTGGCACTGATGCCTCAGGAGTTGCCGCCGTGGGGAGCCTCGCTTATGGAACTAACAGAGGGAATTTTAGTGGAACAATTACCGAATGGCGCAACTGGTCGAATACTTATTTTGACTTCAGTCCGTTTGTATAGGGGAATATCATGAGCATATCACGATTAATGCAAATGGGTGCGGCTGGTCTTAAAATCTATCACAAGGCTACTCAAGATAATACGGATGGAAAAAACTCATATGTAGACTTGGGCGCTAACTTACTTCCAGACGCAAATCCAACTTACACGATAGAGGCTTGGGTTCGCCCTTTAATTACACCAACGGGGGAAGGTTATATTGTTGACCAACATTCTGCCACAGGTGGTGCTGGTAGACTTATTGTAGGTGCTAGAAACGCTAACATGGGTGCTTTTTCTGGGAGTTGGTATGAAACAAGCACCAGCTTTGGAAGCACAAGCACTTTTGCTCACCTTGCTTATGTTGCAAAGGGCGATGGAACAATGGAGTTTTTTAAAGATGGGGTTAGCGCAGGAACGTCTGGTGTATATATTACCACAGCCCCTGATGTACAAAATACATTATGGGGACAAGACACAAGCTTTGGTCAGTTTGGCTGCGAGTACAGAGGGTTTAGAATTAACTCTACTGAATTATATACAGCCAACTTTACTCCACCCTCTATAGACGGAGGGCTGACAAATGTTTCAGGCACCGTTGCATTGTGGGACGGTTTGTCGGGAAGTGCTGTTGATGCTTCTGGAAACAACACTTGGTCTGCAACTAACTTTTCTTTTTCGGAGGTATAAATGCACGTAAAACTCACAAACGGTCAGCCCGACCAATTTCCTTACACCGTTGGGCAATTTCGCCGTGATAATCCAAACACATCTTTTCCACGCCAGATCCCTAATACAATCTTGCGTAGGTATGCAGTCTATGAGGTGACTGAGCTTGAGAAACCTAGCTATGATCCGCTGGTGCAGACACTTGTTGCTGGCACACCCGCAAGGGAAGTCATCCGCATGAAGACTGAGGCAGACTGTACAGATCCTGACACAGGTGAAGTTGATGCAGATCAGGTAGGCCAGCCACTGTACGGCAGCGAGTGGGAAGTATCTCACACCGTGCAGAACATGGAGCAAGCTACGGCAGAAGCTAACGTCAGATCAAAGCGTGATGGCTTACTCTCTGAGACAGATTGGATGGCATCATCTGATGTTACTATGTCATCTGACATGACTACTTATCGTCAGGCACTACGAGATGTGCCAGCACAAGAAGGTTTTCCTTTCAGTGTAACTTGGCCTACAAAACCGGAGTAAGTGAATGTCTGAAGATAGCTGGCACTTGAGCAAGTCTGTACCTATAACATTAATATTTGGCCTACTTGTTCAAGGGGCTGCAATTGTATGGACAGTAAGTATGATGATGTCTGACATAGAAGCTAACAGAGAAGACATTGTAGCAATAGAACAACGTATGGGCAGACTAGAAGACTCTGTACAAAATCAAGCAATATCACTTGCCCGTATTGACGAAAACATAAAAGCAATAAGATCATCAGTAGAAAAGATGGCGAACAATGATTAATAGGATTTGCCACGATGATAGAAGTATTAGCTTTAGCAGGTGCGGTTACTAAGATAGCTGGTGCAGTTAGCTCTGCAGTTAAAGCTGGTAGTGATGTAGCAGACTTACTGCCTCACTTTGGTAAGTTAGCAAAGTTAGATAGTGAGATACAGTTAGCTGAAAAGGGTGCACATAAAGGCCCACTAGGTAGACTGAGTTCATCTGAAGAAGAAGGCTTTGCAATTGCACAAGCTAAGATGAAACACAAAGAATGCATGGATGAGTTAAGGTCAGCTTGTCAGTTATATGGACCTCCCGGCATGTGGGATTTAGTTGTAAAAGAGCAAGCAGCAGCTAGACAAAGACACAAAGAAGCGTTAGAATTACAAGCAAAGCAAAGAGACAGATTATTCTGGGGCATATCACTAGTAGTCGGAGTAGTAATATTCGTAGGTGGTACAGCAGGAATGATCTGGGGTCTTAACGAAGTAGTGAATGGATAAAAAACATGATACAATTTAAAGGATTTAAACCGCAAGCCATGCAGCGTATAGCTGGTACTCTAGGGTATCAAGGAGACATGGCAGGTTTTAATGATTACTTAAATCAAAACCCTGATAAAAAACAACAGATGGGTATGTATCAACAAAAAGCTATGCAGATGTTACAAGGTGGTATGGTTAAAATGCAGCAAGGTGGTGTGGCAATAAGGGGTGGGTTATCGCTCGAAGAAGCAATAACAAGGCGTAAATCGCAGGAAGAGGGCCTTAAAGCTATGGGCATTAATCTTGAAGATCTTTATGCTCAACAACCACAGATAGGGCAGATGCAGACGCCTCTTCAACAAGGACAAGGTCCAGTAGAGCCGGTTTATAACTACACGTATGGAGAGGCTCGCTCAAAAAACATGGCGCAGTATATGAAGTCTCCTGCGGAACAGGCCGCTATTGATGCAGCATTAGCAAAAGGACCAGAACAAGATATTTTAAAAAATATAAAACCTGATCAAGCCTATGAACGCCCTCAGTCTTTTGCAGGTATGCCATTAGATGCTGCTTTATCAGATAGCATGAAAGATTTTATTGCTCAAGGTAAACGTATTGACGGTCGTAAAATGTCAAACCAAGAGTTAGATAACTTAGAGTACTCTGTAGGTACTATGCGTGGCGGTGGTGAGTTTCTTAATGCAAAAGATAAAAATGGTGTTCCTGTTATTTTAACTACAGAACAAAAACAATATTTAGGTTCTAAAAATTTTACTAAAGAAGATCGACTTTTTCCGTCGCCAACTTCATCTACATTCAATACTGCTGTTGACCCAAGAGAGCAGTTACCTACAGCTAGTGGAACATATGTAGATCCAACTGCAGGTTTAGAGGCGCAGATTGGTCCACAGCAACAACAAATACCACAAAATGTAGCTACGTCTGCATCGCAAGAGCTATACAATAATACTCCTCGTGCTCAAGTTGCACAATCAGGTGCAAGCGTACCACCGCAAACTCCTGCATACACTGGTGAATCTATTACACAATTACAAGCGCAACGTGCTATGGACCCTTCACTAGCTTATGGCGCTACTGTAGAACCTGTTGGAACACAGGTAACACAAGACCAATTAGTAGATCCTTCATCTGGACAATTAGTGGGAGACATAGTAACTCCTGTATCAGGAGCCTCTACTACTCAAGCATATACACCAGAGGCAAGTGCTGCAGCTACTTACGCAGCAGGTAAAACAGCAGGACAAGTTGGCGCTATTGCAGATCAAACTACTGCTGCCACTGGTGCCATACGAGAAGGCTCTACAATAACAGAACAGCAAGGTACTCTTTCAGAGGGTGCTATTCCAGACGCTAACACTATGAACCCTGACTACGTAGATACTATTGTTTCAGGTGAACGTACTGTTTCTTCTGATGAAATTGCTGTTGCTCAAGGGTTAAATGAAGATGCCGTAAAAGCTAACATTGCTGAAACAAATGTACCCGATAATATTAAAGCTGCTCAAACTACAGTTCAACCTAATGAGATACCTAATCCTGCATTGATAGCCGAATCAGATATGTCACAAGCTGTGGCTATTACAATGGACGGTTTGACTAAAGATGCTACTGCTACTGCTGCCATCTTAAATAGTTTCAACGTAGATAATGGCACACTAGCAGAATTTAAAGCTGGTAAAATTGAAGCACAAGATACTGTACAAGGTCAACTTTCTAACCTTATGAAACAGTTTGATGATGGCACTCCTGTGTGGGCTGCAGGAGCTATGAGGGCAGCTAATGCAGCTATGGCATCTCGTGGTCTAGGCGGTTCTTCTATGGCTGCACAGGCTATTGTACAGGCTGCTATGGAATCTTCACTGCCGATTGCTGCACAAGATGCTCAAGCTTTTCGTGAGATGAATATGAGCAATTTAAATAGGCAGCAACAAATAGCGCTGTCAAATGCTGCTGCTCAACAGGGCGTAAAGCTTGCTAACTTTAATGCACAACAACAAGTAGCATTACAAAATTCTCAGAATGCATTTTCTTTACAGTCACAAAACTTGTCTAATCTACAACAGGTTGTAATTACTAATGCTCAACTTAAAGCTGCCTTACAAGGACAGAACCTTAATAACCAACAGCAAGCTAACATGGCAGAAGCGGCAAGGTATGCTGAAGTAAACAATGTTAATTTAAACAATAGTCAGCAAGGTATACTACAAGATAATGCAAATACTATGCAAGTTAACATTGCTAATTTAAATGCCAAACAACAATCGTATATAGCGAATGCCCAACTAGCTGCATCACTGCAAGGTCAAAAGATAAGTAATCAACAACAAGTAGCTATAACTAATGCTGCTCGTTTTGCAGATGCTGCTAACATTACGTTTAATGCAAAGCAACAGGAACAATTGCACAACTCAGAACTTATGAAAACTATTGGACTTGCAGAACTTAGTGCAGCCCAAGCAGCTACTCTACAAAGTGCAACTACAATTGCCAGTATGGATATGGCTAACTTAAATAACCGCCAACAATCCGCTGTTTTAAACGCTCAAAACTTTTTGCAAATGGATTTAACAAATCTTTCTAATGAGCAACAAACTGAACTGTTTAGATCACAACAAAAAATACAATCTTTGTTTACTGATCAGGCTGCAGAAAATGCGTCAAAGCAATTTAATGCTACTAGTGAAAATCAAGTAGATCAATTTTTTGCAAGTTTACAAAGCCAAGTTGCACAGTTTAATGCAGCACAAGCTAATGCACAAAACCAATTTAATGCTGGTGAGTCTAACGTAATGAATAGATTTGCTTCAGAGATGATGAATCAGCGTGATCAGTTTAATGCACAAAACAGATTAGTGATTGATCAGAATAATGCACAGTGGCGTAGACAAGTAGCTACTGCAGATACTGCAGCCATCAATCGTGCTAATGAAATTAATGCACAAAATGTACTAGACATATCAAACAATGCATACAACGATCTATGGTCGTACTACCAAGACAGTATGGAGTGGGCGTGGAACAGTGCTGAAAATGAACGTCAACGTATTATGGATCTTGCATCTGTTAAATTACAAATAGATGCAAAGGCAGACATTGCCTCAATGCAAGCAGACTATCAAAGTAGTGCAGGATGGGGTGGCCTTATGGCTACTATGTTTACAACTCCTCTTGGGGGTGATACACTACTTGGTAAAGGTTTAAGTGCATTAAAAATAACATAAACATTTAGGAAACCAATATGGACATTAACCCAGCGTATAAAGCATATACTAATTTAGGTATTGCGGAAGCTACCGTAGAAACTACGTCAAATAAAGGGATGGGTTTACTATCTCCTATGCGTAATAATAGACCTAAAGAAAAATCCGATGAACCCCGTGATCGTGTAAGGCAATACGTTGCACGTATTCGTAAAGCAAGAGAGCAATTAAAAGATGGCTAAATTACCTAGTGAAATATTAGACTATCCTATTCCGGGTCAGGGTATGACTGCTGAAGTAGGTAGTAGACCTTGGCAGAACCCACCACAGTACACAACCGTTGAGCAAGCCTTAGAGTTTTATATTCCACGCCTTGTGTCTGATGATGTGTATGAGTCACTATTAGACAGTATGGAGTTAGGCATACCTCTTACTGTAATGGCAGACTCAATGCAGTCTACTGCTGTTATGCAGGGTCTACATACTATTGATGTAGGAATACTAGCTATGCCTGTAATTATTGAAATGCTTGCATACATTGGTGATGATGCTGGTATTGAATATAATCTTGGTATGGATAAACCCATTGATGAAGATAAAATTAGTGATACTAAAATTGCATTAGCAATAAAACGTATGCGTGAAAAACTTCCTGAAGAGCTAGATAAACGTGACGATGTGACAGAAGAACCAGAGCCAATGGAAGAAGATGTACCACAGCCTAGTGGCCTCATGGCAAGGAGAGTGTAATGGGATTTAGTTTACAAGGATTTGGTGCAGGGTTTGCAAGTAAACTTACAGATCGTTTAGATGAAGATCGTCAGCGACAAGAAAAGTTACAGGATGAAGCACGTAGTATTGCTACTAGACAACGGCTTGCTAAACAAGCTAAAAGGGATGAAGAAAAACGTATTGCAGAAGAAACTATTGGCATGTTAACTATGTTAGGGTACTCTGAAAAAAATGCTACAGATATTGCTGGTAGGGGTAGGGCGGCTTCTGAATTTGCTATTCAAACAGGACAACAAGCTTTGCAAAAAGGTAAGGATATTAACACTATACTTAGTTTACCTGACATAAACACAGACAGTGATGCGGCAGAGATTGTAGGTATAGGTGAATTAAGCGATACAGATACGGTATTTGGTGGCTTTGATCGTGCGGCGTATCAAAGTTTGTATGAGAAACCAGATGAAAAAAGTAATAGCTTTGGTGCGGCACTAGCTAGAATTTCACAAAAACAATTATCTACAGACGATCCTGCTAAAATTCAAGAGCTTGAAAATGACAAACAAAAAATATTAAAAGATCTACAAGCCATGAAAGAAGCTGAAAATATTAAAGATGGTGAAAAGGGTCCATCGTTTACACTAGGAACAGTTCAATCTAATGTAAGCTCTGCATTTAAAATGCAACTATCTTTGTTTGACTTAGGCATGGATATGGAAGGTAAGATTATAGGTAAGATTGAAGGTAAGGAAGCACAAGCAGAAGTAGCTAGACTACGTGCTGCAGATTATCTTGAAGGCACCTATGGTTCATTAGAAGATGCAGTTATGGATGATGGTATTACTACCTTACGGTCACAAGCTGCCGCTAATTTAAAAATTTATATAGACAGTATAGAACCTGCAAAAGTTACAGCATTAAATAGTCAAGAAGATTTAAAGACTAAAATGTTTAGTATAGGAGAAGTTGTTAGCATACCTAACTTAGGAAGATTTGTATATACACAAGTAGTTAATCCAGTAACAGGGCTACCTTTTTATTAATGGCTGAAACACTTTCCCTTTTAGACTATGTAAAGTCTAGAGACAAGGACAGTGACGAAGAAGATACAGTAGTCACACCTTCTCTGCCAACTCAACCTGCATCACAAGATGGTGCGGGTTCTATGTCGTTAAGCGATTACGCTGCTAAACGTAATGGTGACACTACTACAACTATGTTTCCTGAAGTAGAGGAAGAAGAGGTAGATGAAGATCCTACACAAATAGACATGGCTACTTTTGGTATACCAAGCGCAGACGAAGATCCTGTACCTGAAGTAGAACCCTATGACCCATCCTTTAGGTCTGGTGCGGATCGTTTAGCTGAAGCAAAAGAATACTCTGGTTATATTCTTGTTAAAGATGAGAGTGGTGAAGACGTTGGTAAACTTATTAGTGAAGCTACAGACGAAGAAGTAGCTGCGTTTGGAAAAGTACTAGCAAAAGATATAAGATCTGGCGAGGGTACATATGCGGGTGAAGCTGATCCCGTCAGTAAAATAATTAGTACAGTACCTGATGGCGGTGCTTTAGGCACTAAAGTATTATTAAAATTAGCAAACTATATAAATATAGGCGGTGCTGCAGTAGCAGATGGCATAGAAGATACATTAGAAAAAATGTCCGATCAAAAAATAGCAGGTTATTTTGTAAATAAATTATATGAAGCTGCTTCTGTAGGTAGAAATGTTGACATATCTACCCCTAAAGAACTTACAGATTTAATAGTAAAAGGAACTTCTGGCGCACTAGAGTTTTCAGAAACTTTACCTGCTGTTGGCGCTCTTGGTAAATACATATCTGCTATTAAATCTTTACCTGACGTAGTAGCGGATGGTCTTGTAAAGAAAACTATAAAAGAAACTAAACAAAAAAAGATTGCAGAACGTTACAACGTAGGCGGTGCTCGCATTGCTACTATGGAAGCCGCAGAAGATGCACGTATTGCTGCTGCTAAAGTTGCTGATGCAAACAAAGACATAGCACAAGAGCTTATCATTGCATTTGAAGATAAGGTAGGTAGGACTGTATCAAAAGAAGTTGATGGTGTAAAAACACTTGACTTTGATTTAGCACGTGAAGCTGGTGAAGACATTGCCCGTACCGTTACAGAACGTGATGGTGATCTGTTTGATCTTGCATTAGGTGACGATGTAATCACAGATCCTATACTGCAGCCAGATAAGTTTAATGGTATTGTTGCTATTGCATCTGACCTTAAACGTAAAAACCCAGAGGCATTTAATAATAATAAAACTATTATAGATAACTTATTTGAATTAACAGTTAATAAAGATCTTATTGGTGGACAAGAACTGATAGATGATCTTAATAGGTACGGCCTATCCTTTGAAGACTACGTACTTACTGTAGCTGGTTCGGGATCTAAAGCTGGTAAGGTACTAAACAAACTATCACAGATAGCTCGTGTTAAACCTGACAACATTAAAGCAGATGCTAAACAAAAAGAATTACTAGAGCAACAAGGCAGCATACGTAATGGTGTTATGCGTGTTGAAAATGTTCGTCGTGGATTACTTGTGTCACAGATTGCTACTGCTGCCCGTAACCTTACGTCAGGTAGTGTACGTGCGCCACTAGAGGGCTTAGGCAATGTAATGGACAATGCCCTATACGAGTTTAGTCAGCCTATTGGTAAGGGCACTGGTGGCTTCTTAGGTGCAGGTAAGCAGTTAGTGTCTGGTGAGAACTGGAGAGACAGTTTCAGGCACATGAAATATATGTTTGATCGTCCTGATGTAGCCAAGGCATATACTGATCTAGTTCTTGAACAACCCCAGTTAGAGTCACAGTACAACAGAATGTTCAACAACCTTAATGAAATACAAGAGCTAACAGGTAGAGGCAAAGGCGGTGCAGTAGATAATGTACTCAGTGGTCTTGAAGATGTAACTGATGTACTAAACACACCTAACCGTTGGCAGGAATACCTTATTCGTAGGGGTGCATTCTTTGGTGAGCTTGAACGTTTAACTAAGCGTGAGTATAAGATAGATCTTATTGATGCATTACAAGAGGGTAAGCTAAAAGACTTGCTGAATGATGCAAGTTCTGTAAAGCCAGAAGGTGCTAGGTCTTTTGTAAATATTGTAGACGATGCTGTAACAAAGTCATTAGATATTACTTATGCAAAGCAACCTGACATACCTGTGTTTCGTAGTACGTCACAGTTTATTACACGTAATGGTTTGACAGTTGTAATGCCCTTCCCACGCTTTATGTTTAATAGCATGGAGCTTATGGGTCAGTATGCAGCAGGTGCATCAATACCACTGACAAAGAAGATGACAGAGCTTGTTACTCTAGGTAAGTACAAAGCGCCTCTTACAGCTAAAGATAGACAACGTGTATCACGTAACCTCACAGGTATGGCTGCTGTAGGTGCAGCGTATATGTATCGCACAAGTGAAGAAGCACCTGCTGAGTTTAATCAGGTTGGTGTATCAGACGAAACACAAGCAGACACACTGCCACTGTATCCTGTACCACAGTACCTATATCTTGGTGAAGCAACTAAGCGTTTAGAAGATGGCACATTTAATGATTGGTTTGATGCCAAAGAGTTTGTGGAAACATTTGCTGGTACTAATCTACGTACAGGTACAAGCAATGCAATCTTAGAAGAAGTGTCTGCCTTTGCTGATGCTACAGACCTTACTAAAGGTGAAGGTATGGGGCGTTTAGCGGGGCGTACACTAGGCAATTACTTAGGCACATGGGCTGTACCCTTCGCACAAGTGATAGAAGCACAGAGGGCTGCAGGAATACGTGGACTAACGTATAAAGATGCTGCAGAAGATCCTACGTTAGACTTCATGGGTACGTTTAAACGTGAGCTTGTACGTCCTATGGCACAACGTGGTGTTCTTACTACGCCAGAGGAAGAAGCAGAGCTACCAGAACGTTCATTCTTGTTTGCTGAAGACACTACAAAGAAACGTGTAATGCCATTGGCTAGGTTTGGTTTGGGTTTAAACCTCAGTGAAAAGGATAATGAAGCTGGTGAATATCTATCTAGAATGGGCTTTAAGGATTACAAACTAGGCAGTACATCTAAAGTACCTAGCATCAAACGGTTTGAGAATAAACTACTTGGTGATCTAGTACCTACTGTAGTAGAAGCAATGCAGGGTGTAGAAGAGTACTACCGTAATGACTATGCTAGACAGTCCGATGAGTTTAAAGCAAAAGTAAAAGAAGAAAAGTATGTTAATACTAATTTAAAACCTTTAATAAGAACAGAGTTTACTTCTATAAAGACTGCATTACGTGAGGGTAGTATTAAAGAGGGTGACGAATATACAAGAGCCATTGTTAGGTATCGTAATCTACGACCTGACTTACGTAAGATGGCAACGTTAGATTTCTATAAGTATTATCCTGATGATAAGCTAGACGTATTAAACACAGAACATATAAACAGACTAATAGGAATAGCGGAAGCTAGGCAATAAAAGAGGGAGCAATTAAGCTCCCTTTATTTTTGTTTATCGTGTGTCTCCACTGCCACCTATAGTACCTGCAGTTTTTCTAGCACTTAGCTTTGCCTCATTCTGCCCAGCTATCATACCCAGCGTAAGGTTTAGGTCAGTAGCTAGTGCAGCACAGTACCACAGTACGTCACCTATCTCACTGGCTATGTCCTCTCGCCATGTCTCAGGACGTTTATCTGGCCCATCACGTACAAGTTTCTTTACTTTGTTGGCTACCTCACCTGCCTCACCAGCAAGACCCAACGCAGGGTAGAGGATCTTGTGTTGATCAGGGTAGATAGCAGTCTTAGATGCATTACGTTGATACGAATTAAAATCAGACATGCTGTACTTCTCCTGTAGAAACTGCTCCGCTTCCTGCTTTAGTTTGTTCATACTTTAATACTCTTTTTAATTGTTCAAAGTAGGCTTTATTGAATCCCCTCTCCCACTCTCTGCACTGCATTGTATCCTTGTGAAAGGGATTAATTGTTTTCCCACGTTTGAAGGCTGAGTAACCTTGATCATATTGAAAGCGCAATGGTGCGTCATACTTACCAAGGCCACGGTCTTTTCTGCTAGTCTTTTTTATCATAAGAAACTCCTTATGCTACGTTGATTAATGTTGCTTCGGTGTAGGGCACATGGTAAAATTGTTCACCAGCATAGATGTTACGACCACGTGCCTCACGTAGTTTGTCATCTGTCAGTAGTGAGCTATCTATACACCAGCATTTGTCCATGTCGTTGCTGAATATATAAAACTGTAGATTATCATGCTTAGATAGTAACTTCTTCTTACGCTCAAGTATACGTATCTCTGCCCAATTGGTAGGCCATTCCCCTACCCACGCAGTCTTTACTTCAGCTTCACTGTAATATTTTACTCCATCTTTTTGTGTTACAAGGTCTGCATCGTATGACTCTGTACTGTCCACAAGTTCGTGACCCTCACCAATAAGGTGAGTGATCAATGCTTGCTTCGCTGCTTCGTCATACTTAGCGTAAAGGTCACGTGAGAAAGGTTTTCTGTAGGCCATAGCTTACTCCGATTCTGTTTTAGTTTCTAGGGATTTGCGTAGTTTATCAACAAGTAGCTCATTGGCTACTTTTAAACTACTAGACTGATAGTTTAATTGGTTCTGGATATTTGAATTATATGTAATCTCATTTACCCAAATGTTTTGTTCTTCAGTAAAGTCATCTGTTTCATGCTCTACCTCGTCTAGTGTTATCTTTACCATAGTGTTTCTCCTTATGTGGGTGTTGGTAACTGTATGCAGTATGTTACTGCGGTTGCTTCTGGTGCAGGTTTAGTGCTCACTAATCTTTCTTCCATTGGTGCTGCTACTTTCCTACAACTAGCGTAGTCTGTAAATAATGTATGATAAGATTGTATCTTCATCTCACCTTGAAAGGTCATAATGAGCACTAGAACATACATTAGAACAGACCTGAGACTGTATCCACTGCTAGTGGGATAACAAAGTCTGCTACTACTACTGCACCTGCTATAAAAGTCATTACTTCAAACATATTATATCTCCTTATGTTATATCTACCATTTCACACACGTCACCAGTACAAGCCATGGTCTGCATTGCAATGGTGTTATCGTCTTTCTCGTACTCAGACAGCCCAGCCCAATCAATCTTCTTAGGCATAGACTTTAGTAGCACGTTGTATGCTTCTTTGTCTACCTCTTGATATGGTGCCTGTTGATACGTATGTTCAGAGTGTGGTAAAAATGACACACCTGACATCTCATCAAAATACTTATACACAAATGCACCTACTTCCATCCACTCTTCCTCACGTACAGAGATTGTAACGCTAGGTTTGTGCTCACAGAAATGTCTCTGGTATTTAAGCCACATCTCTAGTTGCTCAATGGCGGTCATGTCGTTACGTGTTACTGACTTTGTTGGTGACTTAACAGGAAAGCTAAACACCGTAGTAGTATCACCCTTCATAACGCATGGCTCACTAGGTATGCCCTGATCCATCATAAACTTTGTCAACGGATCTTTATTATCACCACGGACAGTACGGATATAATGGGCACTGTGGCGAGCATGTATGCCACTGGCACTATCCACCAGTTGCGAGACTGTTCCCGACGGTTTGACACATGTAATTGCAGCAGCAACAGGTATACCAAGACGGTCAGCCCATTCAGCATTAGTAGATACAGCGATCCCACGAAGATGTTCAAGTGTTTTCTCCAATCCTTTGTTACTTAATGTCATCAAAGGGTTGTCCATTATCCCTGTGAGTGACACACCAAGCAGTCGTTCTTCTTCTGTATTGGAAGACCACACCTTTCGCAAGTATGGGAACTTGGTGTACGTTGACTGGATAGTTCCCAGAATTGTTGCCAAACGGATCTTTCGCTCAAGGTCTTCCAAAGTATCTGTAGCACGTACAACAACTTCCGTAAGATTACAGAACTGATATGGGCGAAGGATGATCTCGCTGCATGGGTTAGTTCCAAACTCGTGATCTGGATCTCTACGACCAAACTTCTTAGCTTGGTTCTTAGCTGCTTGACGATTGTATACACCACGTTCTCCTGATTTACTTTCAACTAATGCTTGCCACTCACGCATGTATGTTTCCATGTCGGGCTTCTCTGTATAACTAACACTGTTGTTGGCTAATGCACGATGTGCAGAAGTCTCCCACCATTGACCAGACTTAGCATGACGCATACGATCATCAGATAAGTTAGACAAACTAATCATGGCTGACCTACGTACACCACCTACAACTACAATCTGTCCAATGAAGCACATAAGATCGTGACACTCAATGCTAGATAGTCTACGGCCTTGTGCACCTTTGAATGTAGTGACAGCAAAGTTAAACAACTCTACCAATGGTGCAGGTCCACTGGCTCTACCACCAAAGATCTTTAGTCGTGCACCAGCAGGACGTACTTTAGAGACATCCCACTTAGGGATCTCACCAGCCCAGAGGAGTGCAAGAACTTGACGGAACGCTTTAGCCCAACCTTCCTTACTGTCTTTGACAACGACTGTGGTATCACTGTCGAACAACTCAGGAACTTCAGGGAGCTTAGATATAAACTGCCTCTCAACACTGAAGCCGACACCAGTACCGCACAAGAGGATGAACATAGCCTCGTCGAAGGACTTAGGGTCATCTACGGGTAGGTAACTACAGTTATACCCTGCAGTGTTGTCACGTTCTAGTGCCTTACCAGCGGTCATCATGGCTCGCATAGAGGGCATTACTTCTAGTGACAAAATAGCATCACGTATTTTGTTTACATAACTGTCATCACCAGCTTTAGTACGTACAACGTTATCCATGTAACGTTCTACTGTTTCATCCCATGCTTCTCGTCTACCTTCTGTGTCAAGCCATCTTGCATATCGTGACTTGTGAATGAAGGATTGATAGTCTGTCGGTAAATAATTATCCATGTACATCACTCCGTTATTAGTTTCATTGCTTTAATCTTCATACCATCTACATCGTAGATAAATTCCTGTAGTGCATCCTTTACTTCTTCATCAACAAAGCCATCCACAGGAATAGGATATTCGTCTTCGTCTAGTTCCAGTGTAAGAAAGACTTTAACTATCACCGTTCTCTTCCTCAATTAATTGGTTCAGATACCACTGTGCTTTTTGTAAGTCTTCAATGCCATTCTTGTATCTGTATCGCCATAGGTATTTCATAATGTTACCCTGCAGGTAGTACTGAAAACCTTCCTCACCAGTTGCTGCACGAATAGCATCAATACATTCTACTCCTGCAAAGTTGTAATGCTCTGGTGAGTTTACCATATCTTTATCTGACATACATATCTCCTCTAATTAAACTTTACTTTAACTACGTTATCTTCAACACTCTCCACTGTAGCCTTTGGTGTGTTGTCTTCCTCATCTTCTAACACATCATTGGCATACTTGGCAAGGGTATCTCGTATGTCAGTATCTTCTTCCATAGCTGGGATGGATGCACAGACCATGTGACACAGACGCATTAGGTTTACGTAGTCATCATCTGTAGTTGTGTTCTCTCCTGTAGTCACAGTGCCTACCATCAACTCCCCTGTCCAGTTACCCTTCTGGTCTAGGAAAGGTGAGATACGTACAATGAAATCATTTGGATCAAAGTCCATAAATACTTTTTCTTCTGCCATATTATTTCCTCTTCACTTTTTTGAATGGGAAATGTATTAGATCAGGATGCATGTCCTTACCCTTTTCATTTAACCAATCTTCTGGGATGATCCTATCATAAAATAAAATCTTATTTTTTTCACACCACTGACCGTAGGTTGTCTTAGCACCCTTACTCAGCTTACGTCTACTAC